CAGAGACAAATCGTGACCATGCCTGCGCCCTCGGGTTCGACATGAGCGAAAAGCTCGACCTGACGGCTGGCGTCGTGGCGCTCCGCGTGGACGATGACGATCGCGACGCCGGCGACACGATCGAACTCGCCGAAATGGTCGGCGACCAGGAAGTGAAGAAGACACTCGATCTGAACTTCTGTGTCGAGTTGATCCCGTTCTTCTGGTTGCCAGAGGACACCCTACGCGAGCGCGTGCGTCAGGAGCGGATTCCATTCGACGTGTGGGCTCGAACCCCTTCGGCGGCGTTGCCGTATCTGCGCGTGACGCCTGGGCCTGTGGTTGATCACGATCTGATTTACGAGCAGGTCATGAAGGAGATCGTCCCGGCGTACCGCCCCCAACGGATCGGGTACGACCCGTGGAACGCCACCCAGTTCGCCGTCTCGCTCCGGGACCGTGGTAAACAGACCGTCGTTGAGGTGAAGCAAGGCCGCGCGCTCAGCGAGACGATCAAATTGTTTGAGGCGCTGGTGCGACTGAAACGGATCCGCCACGCGGGCAGTCCTGTACTAAGCTGGTGCTTGTCGAATGCCGAACCGTCATACGATCGCTGGCGGAATGTGAGTCTGTCGAAACCGGCCGGGTCGAAAAGGATCGACGGGATCATCGCGTCGCTGATTGCCTTGAGCCAGCTGGTGCTCTTGCCGGCGCGGGTGAAGCGCCGAAGTAAGCGCCCAACGATCCATTCCGCCGACGGCGTCCGGTACGCGGACACCGGTGATCTGGTGCCCGTGGGCAGTGAGGTGCGCGTATGAGCGAGCGTCGTTGGTTCGCGTTGTCGTCCTTGGTTGGGGCCGTTGCGTGTATCGGCCGCAAGCTCACCACCGGCGGGGCCGATGGCTGGCTCGATGAACTCCTCTTGACAGTGGCGTTAACATTGATCGTAGTGGGGCTGTGGCCAATCTCGTCACGGTGGATCGGCACGGGCCTGCCGTCGCTCATCGCGCCAGGGGTGACGTTGCTGTTTCTGTCGCTGCCTTCGCGCGCGCCGATCATCGTTCGGCCGCAGGGGCCAGAGAAGCCGGCGAGGAGAGCATCGTGAATCAACCGATGATCGTTTACGGACTAGTTGATTCAGGTGCGCCTGACGCGATCCGGTACATTGGGAAGACGAAGGCGGATGGGATCAGCGAAGGTGGCATCTCCGCAGTTGTTCATGGTCGCTACCCAACCACAAGTGGATACTCGTTCCGTCGGCTAGAGCCGAGACGTGCGGAGACAATGGAGGCATCAGCGTGGGGTTCTTGAGCCGTGTAAGTACAGTTGCTGTGCCGGCTCGGATGCAGGCCACTGCCTTCTCAGATTACCCGCGGGCCTTTTTCGCCGGCGATGACCTGGTGTCCTCGGCGCTCGGTGGGAACGTGTCGCCAGAGTTGGCGCTGACGCTCACATATGTGCATGCCGCGGTGGACACCATCAGCTCAGATTTTGGGACCTCCACGTGCCAGATGTTTGAAAAGGTGGGCCACGACGGGCGTCGTCGCGTCGAGTACTCGGACGCTGGCATAGGCATGCTCGCGCGGCAGTTGCGGTGGCAGCCAAATAATTTTCAAACGAGCAAGGCCTTCTGGAGCACGCTCGCGTGGCAGTACCTACTGCGTCCGGCCTGTTACGCCGAACTGCTGTACCGGCCAGGGTCCACCAGCTTCCTCGAAGGCATCGTGCCGCGCCATCCTGATCGCGTGCAACAGGAAGTGTTGCCGCGCGGGATCCGATTCAAGATCACCGAGCCCGGCGGTGGGCATCGCTACATAACCCAGGATGAGATGTTCGTCGTGCGCAACACGTCGTCCGACGGCCTGAACGCGCTGAGCCGCACGCAATACGGCAGCCAGGCGCTCAATTCGGCGCTGACCCTGCAGACGTTTACGACCAACTACTTCAAGAAGGGCATCACCGCATCCCTGGTCGCCAGCTACAAGGGCGGCGCCATGGAGGACGAGGCCGAGATCGCGCTACACAAGAGCATCACGCGCTACATGAGTGGCGCGGATAACGCTGGCGGCGTGCTGCTGATTCCCGACGACATCGACATCAAGGCGCTCGGCGTCGATGCCGAGAAGGCGCAACTGCTAGGCCTGAAGAGCTACAGCGGCCGCGATATTGCGCGGATGTTCAAGATGCCACCGAGTTGGTTGGGGATTGAGGGCGCGTCTGCCTACGCCTCGTATGTGCAAGACTCCGAAAACTACAAGAACCGCTGTCAGTTGCCGCTCTGCGTGGAGTTCGAGCAAGCGATTCAGCGCGATCTCATCATTGCCGATCGATTTTTTGTGAAGTTCAATCTGGACTATCTCACCCGTGGCAACCTCCTTGAGCGGATGCAGGCGTACGAGATCGGGATTCGCTCGCGCGTCCTTCGGCCCAGTGAGGCGCGCGTTCGTGAAGACATGAGCCCAGACGAGGACTTAGACCGGTTGTCTGAGGGGGACTTCCGACCTGGGACCGCCGCCGGCCAGCAGCCGAAAGAACAGAAGCCCAAAAACGGGTCAGCCATGGCTTCGCTCAGGGGCATGTTAGCGGTGCACGATAACGCGGTGCGCGTCCTGCGCCGTGAACGCGCGGCCGTGGCGAAACTTGCGGCCAAGTACGCCAACGACGCCGAAGGCTGGCAGGCTGGTCTCAAGGACTTCTATGCGGACCACGCCGGGTTTGTGGCCCAGACGATGCGCGTCCCGATTGAGACGGCCAGGGCGTACTCAGCCACTCATGGATCGCAGTTCGAGACGCAGGGCATGTCGCTAATCGACGGCGACGCCGCAGGGCACTGGGAACGCGAGGAAGCGGAAGACCTCGCCGCGTTGGCGTTGGCGGATGGGCAGGCGGCGGCATGAAGACCCACAATCTTCCTGGTTCAAGTAGCCTTGGACGTTTTCTAAACTCCATTGAACGCGACGTAGCCAGTGAGCAATTCGGTCACAAGCGAGGCGGCAGATGAGCGACTCCTACGTGCGGCAAGGGAAAGAGCTGGTCGAGGCGCAGCGTGGGCGCTGCATCTTCTGTGGCCGGTCGGATGAGCCGTGCCAGTGCGGGAAGCGTGTGCATCTGCCGTTGGGACCAGTGGAGAACCCTGACCCGCACTGGGTGTGCCACATCTGCGGTCACGTCGGCACGTTGGCGCATGTCTGCCAAGGCGACACGCGGACAGCTTCCGCTGTGCCGCCATGGCCCGACCCCGGAGCCTATCGCACACTGCGCCATCGCATGGACTTGGCGCAGGCCCGTGTCGAGTGCGACGACGCGACCAGGGAACTGCACATCACGGAGACACCATGAATCACGACCTTGCACAAATCCTCGGCGGGTCGCTCTGGCTGATGGAGCCGAAGGCGTTTCGCGCCATGGTGAAACGCGCCGCGAGCGTCACGGCCGAGGCGATCCAGGCGGCGCAGGCCGCGCTGCTGGCCTACGCCGAGCGTCCCCCGTCGTTGAACATGATGGGCGACGTCGCGGTCATCCACATGTCTGGTCCGATCACCTACCGACCGTCGTGGTTTTCGATGATCTTCGGCGGCGCCACAATCGAGTCGATGCAGACGCAGTTCCGCATGGCGCTGCGTGACGAGTCAGTGAAAACGATCGCGTTCCGATGCGATTCTCCGGGCGGCGAGGTTTTGATGGTGCCGGAGTTTGCTGACGAGATTTTCGCTGCGCGTGGGCAAAAGCCCATCATTGCGGTGGCCGATACCGACGTCTGCTCTGCCGCACTCTGGATCGCGGCCCAAGCGGATCAGCTCCACGTCTCGGCAAGTTCCTACGTGGGTTCGGTAGGTTGTTATCTGGAGCACGATGATCTATCTGGCATGTTGGAGCAGGAAGGTGTCAAGATCACGCTGATTCACTACGGTAAACACAAGGTGGACGGCAACATTTACGAGCCCCTGAGCGATGAGGTGAAGGCCTCGTTGCAGGAGCAGGTGGACGCCGTGGGCATCGAGTTCGATACCGCCATGGCCAGAGGCCGCGGCGTCACTCGTAAGGTCGTCTCCGAACAGTTTGGCCAGGGCAAGGTGTTCCGCGGCAAGAAGGCGATCGAGGCTGGGCTGGCCGACAAGATGGGCACCTTCGGTCAGGTCATGGGCAAGCTCACCAAGGGCCGGACTGCCGTCGGGGCGCGCGCGGACGCGCCGGTCGCGCCAATAGTGGCGTCGGCTGAACCGATGACGACGGAGGCACAGGCGTCGGCAGAACCGGTGGAAGTCCCAGTGGCACCGGTGCCAGTCGCCGCGGCATCGTCCGAGGAACCAACCCCGGCCGCAGTCGATCCGGTTGTGGCCGATGCTCAAGCTGCGGCCGACCGGGATCACCTCGCGATCGCGGCGGCGCTGTCGGCCGACTGATCAAAATGGGACGCCCAGCACGCAACGAAGCGCCCAGCGCGCCGATCGCGGTGCGCGTCTCACCAGCGGAGCGTGAGCGCATCGAGCGGGCGGCCCGCGAGAACCATCAGAGCCTCAGTCAGTTTCAGCGAGATGCGCTCCTCGATCGGGCCGATCAGACGCTGGATTCTCGCAATTTTCACGATTCGTAAACACGTCAAACTTTCAGCGTTATCCTAGTCACGTTTCACGCACGGCTGACGCGCTCTCACCCTCCGTAGAGCGGTGATCGCGGCGGCAACACAGACAGGCGGCTTCTGAGAAGCGCGCGGTTTGTTCGAGTCCTTCGGTGGGCTCGATCAGGCCGTGCGCTTTTTGCTGTTTCTGGGAGACGACATATGACCACTGGACTCAAAGCCTATCGCCAGAAGGCGACGGACCTGCAGGCAGAACTGACGGACGCCAAGACGGCCCGGGCCGCGATCGGGAACGCCGCGGTCGCCGAGAATCGCGCGATGACCGAGGCCGAGCGCGCCGACTTCACGGCCGGCGCCGGCAAGATTGCCGCCATTGAAGCGCGCCTGGCCGAGAACGCGGAACTCCTGGCCGCGGCCGAATCGGCCAACGAGGCCATCCGGAACGCGCCGGCACCGGCCGTGAACGGCGACACGGCGGCCTCAGCCGCCGCGGCAGTGACGGCAGGCATTCAGGTCGGCGTGGATAACACCACCAGGGCCCCGGGCTTCTTCGGCCGTCAACTCCAGGCCGTTCGCAAAGCCGCGCTGATGCTCAAGGGCGGCGACGAAGTCCTCACCAGTGAGGATCGGGCGTTGCTGAAGCCGATGCAGGCCGTCGGGCCGACCGGCATGAACAGCGACGTGCCAAGCGAAGGCGGGTTTCTGGTCGCGCAGGAACGGTCGTCGAACATCATCCAGCGCGCGTACGAAACCGGCGAAATCCTCAGCCGTGTCAACCGCATCCCTATCAGTGCTGGGTCGAACGGGATCCTGCTGCCGGCGATCGATGAAACCAGCCGCGCGGACAACAGCCGCTTCGGCGGCATTGTCTCCGGCTGGCTCGGCCAAGGCTTGGGGCTCACGTCCGGGAAGCCGAAGTTCCGCTTGATGGATCTGAAGCTCCGGAAGGTCGGGGCCTTCGTCTACGGGACCGATGAGCTGATCGCCGACGCAACCGCGCTGGAAGCGTGGATTAATCGCAACCTCCCGCTCGAACTGACCTTCCGGGCCGAAGATGCGGTCATTAACGGCACCGGGAGCAACCAGCCACAAGGCTTACTGAACAGCGGCTGCGTCATCACCGTCTCGCGGTCGATCTCCTCGCGTGTCCTCTCAGACGATCTGCGCGCGATGCTGGCTCGTCTCTACGCGCCGCTGCGGTCGAAGGCGGTGTTTCTGGTCAACCAGAGCGTCGAGCCCGAACTCTGGACGTCAAGCATCGCGGTCGGCACCGGCGGGGTACTGGATCCGAACTTCCGCCCGGCGGGCTTCGTGGCCGGTCAGAAGTATGCGACCTACATGGGCGTGCCCATCATCCCGGTCGAGTACTGCGCGGCCCTTGGCACGACTGGCGACATCATCCTCACCTGCCTGGACGAGTACATCGTGATCGACAAGGGCAGCGTGGCGTCGGCCGTGTCGCTGCATGTCGCGTTCCTCACGGACGAAGCGGTCTACCGCTTCCTGTATCGCGTGGACGGGCAGTGCTCGTGGAACGCGGCACTCACACCGAAGGCCGGCAGTACGCTTTCGTGCTGCATCGTCCTCAGCTAACGATAGTCGGTCACAGGAGAGAACGAGCATGAATCGACAACTTCAGTACATTCCAATGATGGCGCCGATCGACATCCAGGCGGGTGCGACCGATTGCGACTCGATCAACACGGGCAAGCTCAAGAGCCTGACCGTGCTGATCATGCTCGGCCTGATCACGGGGAACGACGCCACCTTCCGGTTTTATGGTGGCGCCACCGCGGGCGCCAAAACCACTGAGTTCTTTCCGAAGTATCGAATCAGTAGTGCCGATGTCGGCGCATCCGGTGCGGATGTCTTTGGCGCGCGTGCGGTCACGCCCGCCGGCGGCATCATCATGACGGACAAAGGGGACTTTGAGTCACGGGTCGTCTCGGTCGACATCGAGTGCGATCAGATGCCTGACGGGCTGCCGTGGCTGACCGTGGCGACGGACGATGGATCCGCGTCGGTCCTCCTGGAAGCGATCATCGCGGTTGCCGAGCCGCGCTACGAAGGCGACACCGTCACGACGGCGCTCTGATGCGGCTACGCACACTGGCCGGCGCGTATGCCGGTCATGTTCGAGACTACGACCCACGCGGCGCCATAGGGGCGTTGAGGGCGGGCACGGCTGAACGGGTGGAGATCCCATCCGTTCGGCCAGCACTTCAGGCCGACGCACCGGCAACACCGGTGGCCGAGGCGACCACTGGGCGACGGAAGGACCGGCGCCAGCGGTAGAGACGAGTCACGCGGCCGGAACCACCGCCGCATAGCAAGTGCCCGTTAGGGGCGATGGGAGAAGCAAAGTGCCAGTAACCAAGGTCAAATCACGCTGGACCAGCGGCGTCCTCGAGTTCGTGGACGCCAGCGGCAACGTCATCATTTCCATCGACGGGCCGAACCGGAAAGTTCTCATCCCCTCCGGGTCAGTCCTTGAGGCGTCCGGGTTAGGGCTCGATACCACCGAGCTGGGCCTGCTCGACGGCGCCACGGCTGGCTCGATCACGGCCAGCAAAGTCGTGTCGCGCACAGCGGCGCAGGGTATCCCGCATGCCGCGGCCGTGGTCGCGGCCATCGGCGCCAATCAGGGCAATGGCGCGCCCCTCACGAAGGACATCAACCTCGTCACGAGCGCAGACAACACGACGTGCGTCGTGCTGCCGGTGGGCGTGGCCGGCGAAGTCATCCGTGTCGTCAACACGGTCAGCAACAAGGTGCTGCCGGTCTTCCCGGCGGGCACCGAGCAGATCAACGCGGGCGGCGCCGGGTCCGTGTTCACGATGGGGCCGGCGCGCTCGGCGGACTTCATCTGCACGGCGGCGGGCACCTGGTACGTGGATCTGGCCGCGGCCGGCACGGCCAATGTCACCCAGCAGAATTACAGCACCGTGACGACGGCCGGCGCCGCGCAAGCCAGCAAGGCGGCGGTGCTCGGCGCGAACAAGGACCTGGACGAGGTCCACACGGCGGCGCTCTATATCGGCGTGGCGGCAGGCACGCTTGTCACGGCCACGGCCGCGAATCTGAACGCTGTCCCGACCGCGACCGGCACGGGTCTGGAAATCGACGCGAACACGAAGGACATCAACTCCTCGGCGATGACGCTCGTGATTGCTGGCGGAGGGACGCCGGTCAACACGGTCACGATGACCTGCAAGGACGCCGACGGGAACGCGGTCGCGGCCATCCAGCGGCTCCGCGTCTATGTGTCCGATGACAGCGCCGGCCTAACGATGGCCAGTGCCGCTGCGAACGGGGCGGTGTCGTTCACGACCGGCAGTCTCATGAAGGAGATCACCGCAAAACTCCTGTGGGATGTCATCACCGATGTGAATGGCGTGGCAGTGCTCTCGGTGGACGGCACCGGCGGCGGCGGCTACGCGAAGTACGTCAACGTCGTGCTGCCGAACGGCAAAATCAAGTCGAGCGCCGTGCTCAATGCGACCAACTAAGGGTGATCTGACATGGCCGTCACTTTGGATACGGGGCGGCTCCTGAAACTGGTGCTCGCGGCGCTGCTGGCGGTGGCCCTCTCGGCCACCGCCGTGGCGCGTGTGCCGGTCGGCACTTGCACCCAGGCGTATAGCTCCATCGGCAATATCCGCCTAGTCACGCTGACCTGCACGGCTGATGCGGCGGCTGCGACGTTCCCGAGCACCGACCTCACCACGAAGATCGAAGGCCGGCTACTGAAGCTCGTCACCAATCCAGGCGCGACCGCCCCGCAGGATAACTACGACCTCGTGCTCAACGACCAGCACGGTGCGGATGTCTTGCAAGGCGTGGGCGCGAATCGCCACACCACCACGACGCAGGAAGTCGCGATCGTTTACTCCGGGACGGGCACCCATCCCGTGGTGGACGAGCAGGACACCCTCACATTGGTCATCACCGGGAACAACGTCAACAGCGCGATCACCGTCGTCTCGATCTACTACGCCATGGGCGGATGAGGTGTGGTGGCTGATGGCCCTTTCGATCTACACCGCCGCGACCGTGAGCCCGATCTCTGAATCGCAGGTCCAGGCACAGATCCGCAACTACAACGAAACGTCGGAAAACATCAGCCTCTTGATCGATGCGGTGCGTGAACGCGGGGAACAGGCGACCAATCGCGCGTTCAATACGCAGACCTGGGAAGAGATCCTCGATGGCTTCCCCGCGGACGGCTTCATCGAAGTCTCCAAGCCGCCGCTGCTCTCGGTGACGCATGTCAAGTATCGCGACACGTCCGGGACGCTGCAGACGTGGGCCGCCGCGAACTACATCGTGACGGCGCCGGCGGGGCCGCGCTGTGCCCGTGGGCGCATCTCACTGGCCTACGGCATCACCTGGCCCTCGACCTACGGCCAGGCCGGGGACGTGCAGATTCGGTTCGTGTGTGGGTACGGGTCAGACGCCGACGATGTGCCGGCGATTCTTCGGGCCGCGATGCTGCTCGACATTGCCACGCTCTACGCCAACCCGGAGAACGTCATCAAGGGCACGATTGTGGCGGAACTGCCGTCCGGGTCGAAGGACATCTACCGCGCGCACCATAGTTACCCGACCACCAGGCGGGCGGCGTAATGCCTGGCTACTCCATTGGCGCGATGCGCGAGAAGTTGGCGCTGCTCCAGCAGCTGCCGACGCGGCGGTCGATCTCTGACCTCACACGCACGAGCACGACTGCCACAGCCACGACGACGGCCGCGCATGGGTTCCTCGCGTCGGACTACGTGACCCTTGCCGGCAGCACGATTGCCGGGTGGAACGCGAAGATCAAAATTGTCACGGTCCCGACCCCCACGACGTTCACTTTCACCTGCAGTGGATCCCTCACCACGCCGGCCACGGGCACCATCACGGTCGAGTACACGTCGAACGGGTCCGGCGGCCAGGGGGCCAATGGGGTCTCATGGACCTACCTCGATACCGTGTGGGCAGAACTGATCCCGCAAAGTGCGACCGAGCGCCTGCAGCTCCAGGCGATCCAGTCGAATGTCCAGTACCGCTTTCGGATCTGGACGAAGGCGGGCCTCGACGCCACGATGCGCGTGCAATGGACACCCTCCTGGTCCTCGACTGAGCCGGCGCGCACGTTGGTCCTCACGGGGCCTCCGGTGCCCGTTGAGGACGGCCGACAGTTCCTCTATCTCGAATGCACGGAGGTGCCGGCGTGAGCACGCTGACCGCCTCGACGCCGGTCACGGAGGCCGTGTTTGCGGTGCTTCAAGACGCCACACTGCAGACGGCCATCGGTGGACGCCTCTACGATGACCTCCCGCAGGACGTGGCGAGACCGTGCGTCCTGATTCATGTGTTTAACGAGTCAACGGTCCGCAATATGGGCACGACTGGCTTACGAGAGCTCGAAGTGCGGACCCACGTCTTCAGCGACCTCGGGAGTCTGTCAGAAGCTAAGGCGATTGACGCGCAGATCGTGGCGCTGCTCGACTTGGCCGTGCCGACCGTGACCGGGTTCAATATGTGCGGCACGGTCTGGACGCATGAATCGCTGAGCATCGGCGACTCCGAGTTGTCGGGCGTCAAGGTGCATGAGCGGGTCAGTATTCACACGCTCACAGTGGAGGCTTCATGACAACGCGAGTAGTGCCGTTTGCTGAACGCCATCTGCCCCGGCCTCTGCCGGTGATAGACGTGCTGGCCGTGACCGAGCCGCATGTACCGTTCGAGGCAAAGGTAAAGCCAGCGAAGCGTGGCAAGGCAACCAAGTGCCCGCAGTGCGGCGCCGGAGAGAACAAGCGCGTCACGTCTGGCTTAGGGCCGGTGCAGTTCGTCACGTGTGAGGCGTGCGGGTTTGCGTTCCCGCCGAAGGAGTCTGTATGAGCAAGTCACGCCTTCGCGCGACGCTCTGCCCAGATTCGGCGCATATGTTCAGAGAGCTTTCGGCGTGATGTAGCTATCGTACATCAACAACATAGAAACATGGTGCGTGCATGAAGTTCAGCTCACCCTCCACGGCCCTGCTCGTTGACGGCTACGATCTGACGCCCGCGCTGGCCGAAACGGT